GACACCGCAGCAGTAGACGCACTTGATGATCTTGAAATATCATCGAACGCCTGAACGCGATCACGCTGAACCTTGAGAAGCGCAGACTCTCCAGAAGTAGAAGCTCCCCTAGTCGCCCTGCCAGCTCCTGCAGTTGCAGCAGCAGTTCCTCCACCGACAGCTCGACCAAACTTTTGTGCCGTTCTCGTAAGCTGAGCGTCTATATCACGAAACTGCTTAGCCAGCCTTGACGCTTCCTGATTTATCCCACGAAAAAGAGTGCCACCCTCAAGGCCGGTGTTGCCAAGAGATCTAAGTTGGGTACGAATGTCCTCAACAGCACCGGGACGGAGCGTTATATCAATAAAGAATCGTGCGTCACTATTCGGTGCCATCAGATCTCCGAGTAATCCTCGTTGGCATCCGTCTTAGCGTCGAGATACCTATCAAGCAGCTTGTTGCGCAGGGTCACATTCCTACCCTGTGCATCTTCTAGCGTGCCCTCTTCAGCCTCATGGCCCCACTTACGCTTTCTCTTATCTATAATGTTCTGGAAATGTCTGTCTAGCTTCTTCTCGTCATACCACAACTCTTTGTCAGGTATCTCATCAGACGAAAGATTCTCGTGCCACCCAAGAACCATGCAGGCCATCTCCCAGCCACGGGTGAAAGTCCAAGGCAAGTCCCACGCACTCGTTACGCCATCAGGCCATGCGTCTCGCCAGTCCCCTAATTCGCGAATGAGCTTGACTGAAGCTATGAACTCATCTGCGTAACAGCTTTTTTTAGTCCACCTGCCCGAAGCGCGTCAAGCATCGAGAACTCTTCTGTGAGAATCTCTACTACCCCGTCTGGTGCGTCATACAATGCGTCGATGGTTTTGAAGTAGAACTTGTTGTGATCATCGAACAGTCTTGTGCCGTAGAAGATCATCTGAACGTTATACGAATTCATGAACTCGTCATCAGCGTCAGCTTTTACCAGAGCGCGACGAACCTTTTCTCTCAAAGCCTCTTCGTCCATAGCCTCGTACTTGTCTACAAAAGGCTCAAGAAGTTCTGTTGTTTTCTTCTGCACGGCATCCGCTGTTCTGATTATGAACTCTTGAGCCTGTAGAAACTCTTCACTCTCGGTGTCTCCTTGACGCGACAGAAGCTCGTACGCTTCACGATGCTCATCTATGGCTTCGTACTCTTCCTGAGATTCAACAACAAGATACGCCTCAAGGGCTTTCTCTCTGACGTGCTGATCAACAAGCCAGTCAACCATTCCATTCTCACCGCTACGTGCAACCTCTTCAACGGCAGTAAGAAGAACAGCAGACGCATCACTATCTGCATCCCTATACTCTGCCACCTTGCGAGCGCGAGCAGCTTGAGCAGCTTTCTGCATCTTACGATGTTGGAGCTTGTTCGGAATTCTAATCCAACACTTGAAATCATCATACTCGATCTCTTTCGAATACTCAGTTATCACGTTGGTGGATTGCTTCAGAGGTTCTGACAGTGCTGCCTGCGCTTGAATCTCTTCCTTTATAGCAGAGTCAGAATTATCATTCTCTGTTTCAACAACCGTTTCATCAACCGTTACCTCAACCATTCTTACCACACCTTATTCCGTTTACTATGTTAGAGCAGCAGTAGCCACCCAAGATCCGCCAATCCTCACGTAAATCTTACTGTTAGTCGTATCGACGACGAGAGTTCCGTCTTCTGGCGTTTGAGCGAAATCGCCGTCAGTAGGGACACCGGCTTTGATTTTAGTAGTTACACCGTCAAGAGCTTTGAAGCGATCAGGGGTGCTAATAAGATCAGCAGACTCTCTTGCAATCTGACAATCAACGACGGCGGTTCCGTCGCCCCAGAGAAGCTTGCCATCGTGCTGTATCGCAAACGTTGGCTGTGAGCCTGCAATGAATCTTATGTTCTGATTCGTTGCAGCGTTAGAGCCTTGAAAATCTATTTTCTTATTTATGCCGGAAATCACAGCATCTTTTAGAAAATATGTGGTCTCACTGAGGCTAACGGATTGACCGCTGACCTGCAGGCGAAAAGAAGAATGATTATAGTCAAGAGTCACTCCCCCGATCACCAATCCACCAACGCTGTTAGACTGATCAAGCTCTAATCTTGTGCCATTGAACTTTATGAGACCTGGATTTGCAGCAACAAAAGCAGAAGCTGTTGCGTCATAAGTAAGCATCGTCCCGAGAACGCTGGCAGAAGGCAGCGAAGCTCCACCAGAAGCGGCTACGATATCGTCAACATATTTTTTTCGGGATAGATCGTTATCCGCAACAGGGTCTTGCTGAACCCGAAACTGTTCCCCAGCTCCTAGTCCGATAACACCGGAGGCTTGGCGAGATACATGTACGTCTGCGGGGTTCGTGCCGTCGCTAATCGAGACAGTGCCGCTGGCGTTGATTCGAAACCGGTCTTCATCTTCACCCGCAACAGCAGCAGTGAAAACGTTGTCAGACGAAGACGCTCGATCTCTTGCAATAAATGTTCCGTCAACAACTTCAACAGACCCGCCAGCGCTATCTACCGTTATCGAACCGCCAGTGTCGCTGACCAGAATGTTCGTTGTAGCGTTGAAAACACCGCTGCCGTCACGAACAAGAATAGAGTCCTCTACGGCCCCAGTAAGCCCTACGTCAGACAGCCCCGCCAAAGCACTAGCCCCACCGCTTGCAGATTCAAGCGAGTCAAGCCTACCGTCAACAGCATCTATTGTTGCTTCAACGTCTGCAGATGGAAGAGTAGACCCCCCTGCATAATTGATATCAGCAGCGTCAATAGGAAGCGTCAGGGCGGCAGAGTCAAGAACCTCATCTTCCATGACAAGCTCGTGCTGGAACTGGGCCAACGCCCTACGAACAGCAGGATCGCTTACGTCAAGCTCAACAACAGATCCGTCTGCGGGTACAACGGTTCCCGCAATAGGAACATTACGCTTTCGTGCTGAGCGAACCCTGATGACGCTTGACTGTTGTGATGACATTATTCCCCCGAAACATCAGGGGAGGCAGCCGCATGCTGCCCCCCCACATGCGCATTTATTACGGCATCTCACCATTGAACACTGAAAACTCTCCCTGATTGGATTCCCAACGCAGAGTGAAGTCAACAATTGCACCAGCTCGTGCAGGTGTAGCCGGTATTTGGAATTTAGCGTCTTCCACGAATATAGTTTTCAGAACCTCTCCGCGATCTTTAGGGTTCAAAATACGAACCTCAACGCCAACAGGGAAGTCGTTCAGTACACCGATTGACTCACCTGAAGCAACGCCAGTAATCTGACGCAAGAACGTGTGAAGAGCAGGGCCACCATCGGGATGAATAACAAGATCACCTGTTACGTCCTGCTGCGTTACCGTGCGGCCAATTGGAAGAAGCTCTCCCATGCATCGCTCAAGCTCAGTTGTTTTCGTTCCCTCTACAGTGACTGACTGGATGCACTTCAGCTCTACAGTTCCAGATGGAGATGACCCGCCAGAAGGAACGTGAGCGAACACCTTGATGTCGCGACCCCTAACAGCACCCGGCTTAGTGGTTGCCGCTGGGTGAATGCTCTGATCGAACGCTGCGCTAGGCGGCTGTGTTGCGTCAAAGTAAGCGAGATGAACGACAGACCCTGAATCTGGAGGGGTCGTAAACGTTACCGTCACTACCTCTGCATCAGACGTGCCAGCAGTTGTTGCAACAAAGTCTGCGTTTGATCCCTCAACCTTTACGTCGCTATCAACGATAACGCCAAGAACATATTTCAGCTCTGAAGATTGATACCCACCAACGCGATGCTTCACAGCGGAAGCGCCAGTAACGAATGCTGAAGCAATACCGTCACAAAGGAACGTCTCATTCACCGGATTGAACAGAGCCATATACGTCTCTGAACCAGCAAGCTCGAACGTTTCTCCAGCGTTCTCATCAACACCGAACCTGTATGAAGCGCGAGTTGTGAAATAGTTTGGAATAACAACACCGGAATCAACCGTTCCAGCAGACCCAGCGCTCTCATTCTTCCAAGGAGAAACAATGTGTACGCTTCCCATGTCGCTGAACTTGTACTCAGCACTGGCAGCAGCAGTAGCTCCACCACTTGCATCGCCGGTCAAGAGAGCTTCAACCTCAGTTGAAACATCAAATGATTCCATGCTGAAACTTAGATCGGGATCTTGAAGGATCTTCTCTACGTTCAGATAGTTTCCTGTTTCCCGAATTGTATCGGTTCCGATATTGATGTCGCCGAGTCCTGCACTCTGCAATCGATCAATAAGCACTACGTCTCCGCCGAGATGCAGTATCTGTCCACCGCGCATTGTCATGAGCGTTCTCCTTGTTATCGCCTCTTGGGCAAAATGATGTCGAGCGTTTCAGTTAGGTCAGACTGGAAGGCGCGATACGCCTGACCAGCAAGATAGTTCAGGTATTTGTGTGCAGTTATTGGCTTCCTGATAATTGCGCCACCCGGACCAGACGCATTCAACCCTCTGTTCTGGGACATCCTGCCCCTATGAAACACGAGAGCATCTGGGTCACTTCTAAATGATGATTCCTGTGGAACGCTTTGGTTCACAAGTTGTCCACCGGCACCACGATCTCCAAACGCAACAGCAACATAACCTCCGCCAACAAGATGGTCGGAGCCAAGCTCAATAGCTCGCCAATGTGCCGCTATACGATTCAGGTCACTGATCTTTCCAATGCCAATGCCAATCTTGCGACCACCACCGTAACCAGATTCTTTGAAAGTCTTTATGCTCTCAGCGTAAGCGTCTTCTAGCCTGCCTGTTTTTGTCGGCGAATTCCTAGAAGGATTCTCTGGTCGCTGCAGGCCACGCTTCACAACCCTGTTCAAGTTACCCGAGCTGCGAACGTACTCTGCAGATCTTTCTGCTGCTGCTTCAATCCCTAGCTGCAAAGTATTTATGGATCGGGAAATCTGCTGAGAAGTCTCAGCCTGATTATGAAACTCTATTACTGTCCTGATAGTCACTTGTGTCTCTGCTTGTCTTTCTCTCTTATAGCCAACGCATTCATGTGAACACTCACATCAAGGCCCTCTATGAGATCAAGCACGTCCTTGTGATAAGACGATATCTTCGTCTTTATTTGTTTACGCAACTCTTCCTGCTCCGACGATGAAAGCTGTGCCCAAAAAGGCATTCTCTCTATCTTGTCGAGCAACAACCCAACGCATCTGTTCTTTCGCCTGAAGGCGAACTCTCGCCAATCCATACCAGTACCTACCTATAATGTTCGAGAGCAGCATCAGAACGTGATGTTGTACCAGTCTTCAATGTCAAAGTTCACAGAATGCCAGTGCTGTTGCCAAGGTCTTGGGTCAGCGAAAGTCAGACGATTACCGAAAACATCACCGATAATAACCTTGTCAACAACAGCAGCGCTGGCAGTAGAGAAGTCCTTCAAAGGCAGCAGCTTACCGTTCTTCAACAACTCTTCTACCTGTCTGCGGATGTTCAACCCAAGCTTCTCAGTTGCACCAAAAACATCGAATGAGAAACTCATGTTCTCCTGAACAAGAGGACCACCAAGTTCACGATCACGAACCGGGAACGCTGTTATATTCGTCAGAACAATAATGGTCTTCTTCAGAGGATTAGCATTATCACGAGGGAATGAATCTTTCATCTCGTAAACACCAGAGTAACCCTTGGCATCCAAGTCTGCCTGAACCCAGTCCTGAAGAGACTGCATAATAGGTTCAATCCTTGTCAGCGCCATACAAACCCCCAAAAGAACGGGGGCAGCCAAAGCCACCCCCGAACATTCCCCCGTGTGGAAAACACTAAGTAAGAACGATTCTGCCTATTCGACCGGACTCAGCACCGAACAAGCTCATGCCTGCGTCTCGTGCAGTTTCCCATCGCTGATAGAAAGCCTGCTGTGCAAGCACCTGAGTCTTAGGGCTGTTGCCGTAGTACGTCAAGCGTCCGGCGTTCTGGCCAACAAGCCAGATCTCGTTATCAGGAAGAACACGATCACCATAGAAGTTCTCGAAGTTCTCAACCTGAACAACAGGAGCACCCTTGTAGATGCCGATCTGCCCCGTGCTGAACAGTTGCTCACGAACATTGTCGCCGTACGTCAAGCCGATGTCTGCAAGGTTATGCAAAGCGAACTGCGTGCCAAGGAAGCTAACGCCGCCTTTGCTGTTCTTCATAACCGTTCGAAGGATAGGATCAACATCGGTATCGGCAAGAGAGCCAAGCGCAACAGATGCTGTCAGCGCGTCACCGTCAATGGTAGACGGATGAGGCAGTGCCCTGCCAATAAGCTCAATGAGCCGCTTGGAAGGAAGCTGTCGCAATTTCTCTTGATACTGGCTAGAGATCTTCTGAAGAGATCCCCAGAAGTTAGTAGCAAGTTCATCCTGATGGATATCAAGCGCTGCGACCATCTCATCCCGTGGCATCTGCTCTCGCTGATGTCGAAGGATATGCGAGTTGATCTGCCCGCCCTTGCCTTGCCAATAAGCTCGAAGCCCACGAAGATCTTCTTCGAAGTAATCAATCTCATCAAGTCCAACAGTTTTTGTTTCGATGATAAGAGGAACAATGTCTTGAGCCATCGCATCTTGCCAAGCAAAATCGATGATCGAGAACGCTAGTTCCTGAAGCTCTGACTGGTTAGCAGGGTGCGAATAAAACTTCGCAAGCTCTGCATTTGTCTCGTCCATCAGGCGGCCACGAACTGATTCGTCAGCCTTTAGAACCTTCTGGATTTTATTGAGTGCGTGACTCATTCTAGGTTCTCTCCCTATTGCATCAGTCGCAGCTCAACGAGCCACTCGTTATCATTTGTGTTGACTTCTTTAGCCGAAACAACAGAGGCCATTGCGACATCGTTGCTCGGAGATGTAACCCAAGCACCAGTGCCAGACAACCCGGCAGGTTTCACTGCAGCTCCGTCCCAAGTAAGAAGCTCACCGGGCGTATAAGACGCTGCGCTTGCGCACAAGGTAGTAATAATGGTTCCATCAAACACCTGTCGAACCCAGTCGCCATCAGCGATTGTCTGGTTCACAACATTGTTAGGGCCATTCTGGACAGGGTACTCATTTACAACGTCGATCTGCCGCATAGCAACAGCATAATGCTGCTTGCCAACAAGATCAGCGTCAAGAGTTCCAGCAACCGTCTGCACTCTGCCGCCAACCTCAAACTCAACAGCAGTAGCGCTGGCAACAACAGGCTCAACAACTTCACCGGGTTCAACAGAACCAGACGCAGCATTATGAGAAAGGATGCGAGTAGGAGGATTGACAATCGTGACACGTGCCAGATTCTCAACCGAATTCAGCTTAGTTTTACTTGTGTATGCAGGCATCTGTTACTCCCTAGCGTGCCTTGTTGAGTGCCTTGCCAAGAGAAGCGCCAAGAGAACTAATATCAATAGCTCCCATTGCGCCAGACTTCCCCTCGGTATTGAATGATGCCATCGCCTTTTCAGAGAAGGTATCACCAGCGGCTTCACCGTCAGGCTTTACATCGACAAGCTCAGCAAGCTCTTCGATTCGATACTTCCAGTCGTCGTCAGACAATGATCGGGCCTGCTCGGTGAGCTTGCCCATAATGCTATCCGGGAGAGCCTCCGCAAGTTCTTTTGGAATCTCACTAATGCGAGACTTCGCAAGACCTGCAGAGTTTGCTTCCTCTTCCATAGCTTCAATCTTTTTTGTAGCTTCAGCCAATTCGTCAGCGCTTTTCTTAGCGGTGATTTCGATCTTTTCGATCTTCGATTCAAGCTCAGCTTTTTCATCACGCAGAGAAGCAGCTTCCTTAGAAGCTTTATCTAACTGATCAGCCGTCGGTCGGCTTGCCAGCTCGTCGTACTCATTGCGCTTCAGTGTAATCTCGTCCACTGTAGACCTCTTTGTTTTGCCTTGTATGGCATCTGACCACTTAGCAACTTCATTCTTCACCGTGTCAAGTGTTGCGCGTGGGTTTGCACCCTCTGCTCCACGTGTACCGAATATCAATCCGGTGCCGGTAAAGGTCACGTTGCATAATGTACGGGATGCTGTGCCATCTTTGAGATGAGAACAATGCTCGTCTGGGTCAACCGGCTTAGTGAAAAGCGTTGAGCACTCAGAGCACTCGTACTGCGGAGCATCACACTCCATAGATTGCATAAGCATTCCCTGCTCGTGATTACGAAGAACTTCCTGAGCAACTTCAGGAAACCTATGCGACCACAGAGCAAGGATAGTTTTTATCTTTGACCCAGCAAATGAACCGTTCTCTTGATCCTCGTTTTTCTCTAGCCTCACGTCAGCTATAACACCTACCGCTGTTCGATAGTCGTGCATGATCGTGACCGGCATCAGTCTTGGTGTAAGACTCTTGATCGCAAGTTCATCTGAAGTCCACATCTGACCGTTACGATTAGGCGAATCGCCTTCAACATACTCGCCTTCAAGCCAGATGATATTCTCGTTAGGTGCTGTCTGAGCAACAGAGTTAGCGAAGCTGTATGAAGCTATCTCGTCCTGCGTAGGGTTTATGACCCTGCATGATGCAGTCAAGTAAAGATGATCATTTCGTGTTAGAACCTGTGTGCTCATTACATATAATGTTCGGACGAAACATCCCGTCTAAACACTTAGCTCTACCTCTGGCGCATCCAACAACTCGCCATTACGCTATTCGTGTCAGAGACATATTAGTAGCCGTGGCCCCACCTATTAGGTTCAGGTTCGATCCACGATTCTGGTACACGAATAATTCTATGTAATCATTAGCAGAAAGAACCTTGACTATAGACGCACCCAGAATACTAAAAGTGGGAGACGCCGTTGCAACCTGCGTTTCTGCGAGCAATTGAGTTCCACCACCGGGGCTTCCAGCAGCATTTTTGCTTATGAAAAAATATCTGTTTCCAGTGCTGGAAATATCAAAAGTTATAGTGGCAGCTATAAGATAAACACCCGTTTCAGGTGCGACAATTCTACTTGTATTAGTTGAAACGCTATGCATCGCGCCAAAGTCGTGATCCTCAGAATCAAAGGTTACGAGCGTCTCAGGGGTGCTTGTTGGAACAGACAAATTTGCCGAACGATAAACCTGACAAGACAGACGATTGTAGTTCGCCCAGTTGGAGCCATCCCATATAAGTAGCGAACCAACAGCTTTACCGGAATCATTTGCATCAGTGAGATCATTTATTGAGTGCTGAGCATGTGAAACCTTCAGAGAGCCGTTATTGTCTGTGGAAAGAAAAGTCATACTCTCAACCCCACCGCTGGCGTGTTCAACACTTTACCATCGCCATAATCAGACGCATCAGCGTACCGAAAAACATGAACCCACTTATCAACACCATCATCGTTCAACACAACAACAGTATTCTCAGCATCATCACCATAAACACTAACCGCATCCCCACCAATCAACGTGATACCAGTATCCTCATAATCAGCGGGTAGCGTCATCAAATCCGTAACATCAGAAAACGCGCTAATAACACCACCGACATAATCGACGGTCAAAGACGAATCCGTAGCACCATTCGTCGTTTGATACCCGGTAGAGCCTATTTCGGTTTCGATATCAGAAAAAATACTCACGCTGAATTCCTCCGCATAGAAAACACGGTAACTTCCGGCGAACCACCGTTGAGGTTCACCGCAGCGCCTTGCGCTTGAAAAACAAACATTTCAACGTAATCACCGGCCAACAAATCTAGATCAACAGACCCAGCAACACCAGTAGTGGTAGGCTCGGTCGTAGCAGGCTGTGTCGGTGCTAAAACGGCCACGCCACCAACGCCAGAACCAGCAGCATTCTTACGAATCTGAAACAACCTTTCATTGCTGTTCGGAGGCCCAGAACTAGCAAAGTTAGCGTAACCAATAATCGTGTAGTTACCATCAACCGGGGCAACAAGACGACTGTTGTTTACAGCGTTATCGTGCATTGGGCCAACATCGTAGCTTTCAAGATTGAAAGAAACGAGCGTGAGTGTCGTGTTAGGTATCGACTGATTCAAAGACTTATACACCGACGCGCGATGCAACACACCAACCGGCGTACCATCAACTACTTTTAGATAGCCTTGATTGTTCGTCGTCAACCAACTCATACAATCTGCAAGCCCCAGATAGTGTACGAAATAGCAGAGGCAGTGCCGCTAACGCCTTGTATCGATTCGCCGTCTTCAACGACGATAGCTCCACCCTCAGTGTTATCACCACTGCTCAATGTTCTTGTTGGAAGAATAACGTTAGAGTTAGACGGTGAGCCAGCGCTTTGAACGTAATGCAGCTTCGCCGTAGCGTCAGAACCGCTCGT